GGACAACCCGCTACCCCAGTACCAGAAATGCCTCAAATGCCCGTAGAGGGCGTTACAGGCGGTGGTATGCCACCGGGACTCCTTGCGTGAGAACAGATAAACAATCCGCCTTCATAGAAGGGTACTGTCAGACAGGAAATGCGACTAAGGCAGCTATACAGGCTGGCTACTCTGAAGCTACGGCTAAACAACAGGGTCATACCTTAAAGAACAAGTTCTCCAAAGAGATAGAGCAACGGATTAAGAAGATGGTTCAGGATGCTGTACCTGCTGCCATGAGTCAGATCAGTGCATTAGCTCAAACTGCTACCAGCGAACAGGTGAGGTTGGCTGCGTCTAAAGACATACTGGATAGAGCAGGTCTAAAACCTGCAGACAGAATAGAGCAGAAGATCTCTCACGATGAGAAATCTACAGATGAGTTAAAGAGGGAGCTTGAAGCCTTAACTGGAACCACAGAGCCAGAGATTATACCCAGACTGGTGAACTAATGGCTAGGGCGTTAACTAAGAGGGAGCTTGAGGAGTTAATCCGCGCTCAAGAGGCTGGAGAGATTCCTAATGTTCAACCCGATTCTTCAATGAGGTTTGAGGGTAGACCACAGTATATGCCTCCAGAGGAAGTCTCAGGGACTAACCTGTTTGGGGATTTAAAGGAGGTTGGATCAAGTATCTTAGATTTTGTACCTGAAGACTTGGGAACAAATATACTAGATTTCTTTATAAGCCCAACACAGCCACAAGATTTTACAACGTATAGTACAGAAGTTATTGATAGCGTAGGAAAAAGATTGGGGAAAAACGCATACGGATTACGTCAATTTTCACACGATGTTGGAGGGTTTGAGAGCGATCATGGAACAAATATACAGAATCCATCCTCTAGCGCAAGAGGAATATATCAATTTACTAAGCCAACCATTCCTACGGCCATAAACAGACTAACAAAGGTTCTTGGATATAAACCACAGGAAATAAAGGATTTTCAGAAAGCAGAAAACGCAGATATAGCTAAACTATCTCCTGACCTACAAAGAGCTTTGTTTCTTGCTCACCTCTCAGAAGACAAGGGAAGCGATGTTCTAATAAATCGTTATTTGGATGGGGATGATGTTGGGGAAGAACTCTTTATAAAACATCACTATAAAGGAAATCCAACGCCCGGAACACAAAAAAGATTAAGAGAGAAGAAATGGTTCTGATATGCCTATACAACGATGCTCCCTAAAGGGAGGGAAGAAAGGATGGAAATACGGAAAATCTGGGAAATGCTATGCAAGTAGAAAGAGCGCAGAGAGGCAACAAAAAGCGATACATGCCTCCGGCTACAAAGGAAGAACTAGAAAAAGCAGTTGAATTAGCTAGGGAGATACGGCAAAGGGAACGATACAACAGGATCGATTATTATGATCCGTACCCCTATCAACTAGCTTTTCACCAAACAGGAAACTCTGCTAACCAGAGACTCCTGATGGCTGCTAACCGCATAGGAAAGTCCTATTGCGGTAGTGCTGAGATGTCCTATCACTTAACTGGATTGTACCCAGAATGGTGGAAAGGCAAGAGATTTACACAACCCATTGTAGGATGGGCTGGTGGTGTATCAAACGAAACCACTAGAGATATTGTTCAATTTGAATTATTGGGTTCCCCTGACGATCCAGAGGCTTTCGGTTCGGGTACTATACCTAGAAAACTTATAATAAAGACAGAACGTAAGCCCGGTGTTCCCAACGCCAAGAGCGTAGCTTTAGTAAAGCACGTTAGTGGGGGGAACTCTTCTTTATTCTTCAAAGCCTATGAGATGGGCATTGAGAAGTGGCAAGGAAGAAGTGTTGACTGCATATGGCTAGACGAAGAACCTACCAGAGAGCTGTATTCTCAGGCTGTTACGAGAACATTAGACCGCAGAGGAATGGTCTATATGACGTTTACCCCAGAAAATGGGATGACGGAAACAGTCGCATCCTTTATGAACAACCTGAAATCAGGCCAATCATTAAACAACGCCACTTGGGATGACGCATCAGAAAGGATTATGTCCATGAAAGGCGAAAGGGGACACCTTAATGAAGGGGTAATGCAACAGATTCTCTCCTCATATTCTCCTCACGAAAGGGAAATGAGAAGGTACGGACGACCTTCAATTGGCTCAGGATTGGTATTTCCACTAAGTGAAGACAAAATTATGGTAGATCCTTTCCATATAGAAGATCATTTTCCAAGAATAGCAGCGATAGATTTTGGATGGGATCACCCAACAGCCGTAGTGTGGTGTGCTATGGACACAGAAGCAGAAATGTTTTATGTATACGACTGTTATAGGGCTTCTAAAGCCTCTCCAGCAGTACATGCAGAAATGATACGATCAAGACCCAGTTTTATACCGATTGCGTACCCACATGATGGAAATAGACGTGATTCTATGGGAAATCCGGGGTTAGCAGACCAATACAGGAACATGGGGTGCAGTTTTTTGCTAGAACACTTCTCCAATCCACCTGCATTGGGCAGTAACAAGGGTTCAAACTCCATAGAAGAGGGTTTAATGGCTATGTTACAGGCCATAGAAGGGGGTAAATTTAAGGTGTTTTCGACACTTTCTGATTGGTTTGAAGAGTTCAGAATGTACCACAGGAAGGACAATAAGGTGGTTCCTCTACGGGATGACCTCATGTCGGCTACTCGATATGCCTTTCAATCACAACGTTTTGCTGTAGCAGGACATGACCCAGCGTGGACAAACGAGGTTGAGTATAGAAATTATGGAATCATTTAATGGCTAAAGAAAAAATTACCGAAGAACAATTAGTAACCAGAATTCGGGGAGAAATAACCGATTCTTTGGGGTATATGGGAGACACCATAGGAACCCAGAGAGAAATGGCTATGAAGTATTACTATGGCCTTCCTTTCGGTAATGAAGTAGATGGAAGATCCCAATATGTAGATTCTACAGTTCAGGATACCATTGAATGGATCAAGCCTTCTTTAATGAGGGTGTTTGCTTCTGGAGATGAGATGGTTAAGTTTAGTCCTCATGGCCCAGAAGATGTTGAGATGGCTAAACAAGCCACAGATTATGTGAACTATGTATTCACTAAAGACAATCCCGGCTGGGAAATTATGTATTCGTGGTTTACTGATGCTCTTTTAAGCAAGAATGGAATAGTTAAAGTCTGGTGGGATGAGACAGACGAATCCCAAAGAGAAGAATATAAAAATCTAACAGAAGATGAGTTAGCTGTTCTTATTAACGATCCCGGCGTAGAGGTTATAGAACATACCCCTCCGGGCGAGTCTTCCAGCGCATATGGGGATGTGCAATTAGAAGGACACAGTGTGGTAATCAAACGCACTAATTACAACGGAAGGATCAAGATTGAAAATGTACCTCCTTCTGAATTCCTAATTTCAAGAGAAGCCAAATCAATACAGGACGCAAGGTTTGTTTGTCATAGAGTGGAGAAAACTTTATCTGAATTAAGAGAGATGTACCCAGATCAAGATCTTGATGCGGAAAGTTTAGGGGGAAGTGATGAAGACCTCATGGCCTTTTCAGCGGAAAGACTTGAGCGTTATGCGTTTGATAAGTCTGCTGAATATTGGGGTATAGGAGCAGGTGATGAATATAATGATGAGTCCCTGAGCAAATACTGGTTGCATGAATCTTTTCTAAAAACAGATTACGATGATGATGGAATTTCTGAACTAAGAAAGATATGTACAGTGGGTTCTACGGTGCTGGCTAATGAAGAGATAGATAAAATTCCATTTGTATCTATAACTCCAATTAAGATTCCTCACAAGTTCTTTGGGTTATCCATAGCTGATCTAATTATGGATCTTCAGCTCATGCGTAGTACGTTGATGCGAAATCTCATGGATAACATGTATAACCAAAACTTTGGTAGGTATGCAGTTTTAGAGGGTCAGGCCAACCTAGATGACCTTCTTACGCAAAGACCGGGTGGCGTTGTTAGAGTTAAGTCTCCAAACGCA